TGTCGAAGTCAAAGCAGCCAGCGAAGTGAGCGCCGCCTGTGTATTCAGCACATCGACGTTCGAATTCACCTTCGTGTTTGCGACGCGCGCGGTATCGCCGTCAACTGCCGTCGGCGGAGTGCCGAGGTTGACTTTCTGAAGAGTAGCCATCGAGATTTATGGTGCGAAGGTTTGATCGAACGTCGCCGTGATCGTGTAGACGTTTCCGTCACGCGTCGGCTCGCTCCACGTTTTGCAAACGAACAGCGCAGGCGCCGACCACAGAAGCGGAGTGAAACTAAACGACGTGGCGCCACCATGCGATCGCAAGAACGCGAGAATCGCGCTGATCGTTGCGGCGTCGTTCACAAACTGAAAGCTGAAGCTGGACGAGACGTTGTTCAGACCGTCAGCGACACGTTGTCCATACCCATCGCCGAATTGCGCCTCGCGAACTTTCGCGGTCGTGCTGCCTGACGAGCTCGCGACCGTCGGCTTCCAGATGAAGGTGTCAGCCATTACGCCACCCCGTTAGCCATCTTCCAGAGCGCGCCACCTTGACGACGCTCATTTACCACGACCGCGCGCACGGCGGCCGTGATCTTCTTCTGCAGATCGGCCGCGCCGGATTGATTTGCACTAGCGTCCGCGCCACCCTGCACGGTGACGGGCGCGTCGATATTGATGTCGCCGCGGCGCGCGCTCGATGCGCTGGCAGCCGCGCCGACAAATCCGCCGCTTGCGAATCGCGCCGCGCCATTCACGTGACGCCCTTCATTCGCTGCGTCGAGTGCGCCCACGCCGATGCGCCGCACCGCGTCCGCACTCATGACGTATTCCCCGTTCGACAGCCACGCTGGAATCGAATCAGAGGTCGCCGTTCCCGCTCCGGTCACATGGCCGCCGGCCGCGAGGTGGAAGGGCGTGGCCGTGACCGATCCCGAATAGCTAGACGCAGTCGCATCCGCGAGCGTGCTTGTGCCGGACAGTCCCAGACCCGCCGACGTCGATCCAGCCGCAAAGTACGAACCGATGGCACTCGCAGCAAAATTGAACAGGCCCGAGATCGCCGCGCGCGCCTGCATCCGCGCGATGTCAGCAATGACGCTCGTCGCGAGACTCTTGAAGTCGAGTTTGCCGGTCGTGACGAAGCTGGCGAACGCGTCTTCCATGCCTCGGAATGCGTCCTGGAACGTCGAGGCCGTCGACGCGGCGACATTTGCAGCGTCATCGGAATAGTCCGCAAGCGCGCGCCGCGCGCCGGTCGTCCAATCGGCGTTCGCTTCGCGGATGTCAGCGGAGGATTTCTGCGCGATTGCGACGGACTTGGCGTAATAGTCCTGCGTGGCTGCGAGTTCGTCGTCGTACTGCTGCTGACCGATCCGATTCTCGGTGCGCTGCTTCGCCAGATCGGCAACCTTCCGGTCATAGTCCTGACGGATGGCAAGCAGGCGCTCGAAGTCCGCGCGGTCGTTGCTGCCCATGCTAAGCCCCGCGAGTTGCGAAGCAGCCGCCGCTTGCTGCGTGGCAAGTTGCTGCTGCAGCGCATCCGTATAGACCTTCAGGTCTGCCGTCCGCTTTGCCGCGAGCTTCGCCGAATCGTCGGTGAATTGCTGGTCGTTCGCTTTGATCTTGTCCTGCGTCGATTTGACCTCGCCCGCATATTTCTCGATCGCCGACTTCTGCTTCTTGCCCTGCGCAATCTCGACCTGCTGCTGTTCAATCTTCAGCTCGTCCTGCAGCGCGTCCGCTCGCACCTTGTGCATTTGCGCGAGCGCATCTTCCTGCGTGATCACGCCCTGATCCTGAAGGCTCTTGATGTGTTCGAGCGAGGCCTTTAGCTTCGTCTCGATGTCCTTTTGCTGCTGATCCAGCGATGCGAGCTGCGCATTGATCGCATTTTGGGCCGCCGCGGAAGCAGCGCTCGCAGCAGCCTTCGATCCATTGCGGCTCTGATATTGCTTCTCGATTTCGGCGAGATTGCCCGCGTGCCGCTTCTCTGCAGCCACATAATCTGCGGCAGTCTTATCGAGATCCTTCGTCGCCGCCGCGAAATCCGCGTTTTCCTTCTTGATCGCCAGATTGCGCTGCTCGAGCGGCGTCGCGAACTTCGTGTCGTTCAGGTATTTGTTGACGGCGACCGCCGCGTCGCCAGAGGCCGCGCGCTTCGCCGCAGCATCGGCAGCGGCTTTCTGCGCCGCCTGCACCTTCTGCAATGCAGCGACTTGCGCATTCGCCGCATCGAGTTCCTGCTGCGCGGACATCGTATTGCCAAATGGCATCGCCTGCGCCTGCGCGAGACTGCGCTGCGCCTTCGCCTGCCGCTCGATGGCAGCCGTCAGCTGGTCCGCATTCGACGTGGCAACGCCGATTTGACTTATGTGATTGATCGTGTCGATCACGTCGGCCTTCAGCAGCTGCCACGCCTTCTGAATAACGCCGATGTTCTCCTGCGCGTGCTGCTTGAACTGCTCGTGCGCCTGGTCCATCCCCTGCAGAACGGCCTTATAGGCGGACGCGGTGTCACCCGTCTTGATGTAGTTCTCGATGACGTCGACCTGTGCCGCCGAGAACGTGTGGTATTGGCTCTGCAGATCCTCAAGCGCCTTCTGCGGCTCCTTCGCAAACTTGATCAGTTCCTCAGCCGCCTTGTCTGCAGCCATGCCGGTGTCTTCGGCGAATTCCGCCGTGACTTTCGTCGCGAGCGAGAGTTGATCGGCCGCGATCTGCCCGCTCGAAACCAGCGCCGTCATCGCGGCTTGGACGGTCGTGATTTGCGTGCCCGTACCGGCGATGCCGCGCGACATCTCGCCCAACTCGTCCGTCGTCAGACCGAGATAGCCGTTCGTGATTTGCGATGCGTGCGCGAGCGCGCTCATCGACGTCGCGCCCTTCGCCACCTCGTACACGAAGCCGCCAATGGCCGCGGCGACCGCGCCGATGCCGATGCCGAGCGGACTCATCACCATCGAGAGCGCATCGGTTCGCTCCGCAAGCACCAACAGCGAGCCGCCGAAGTTGTTCCACGCGCCGGTCGCGGCCTCGTGCGCAAGCACAGCGAGCTCGCGCCGCGCCGACACGGAATTCAGACTGAACTCGTGAACTGCTTTGCCAGCGCTGGACGAGGCTGCGGACGCAGCTTGGATCTGCTGGATATATCCGGAAGCGGCATCCGAGACGCCAAGCTGCGCGGCCCGCATTTCCAGCAACTGCGCGCGCGTCTTGCCGGCCGCCGCCGCCTCCTGCGCCAACGAATCGATGAAACGCTTCGTGGCATTGATCATGCGCGAGTTAACGGCGACACCGTTGTCGCGCGCTTCATCGACAGCCTTCTGCGCCGCCGTCTGACGCGCGGACGCCTGCTCTACGGACGCGGTATAGGCCTGCCAGCTCGAACGCGCCTTCTGCAGCCCAGAGGTAACGCCTTCTGAGTTGACGCTGAGTTCGTATCGAGTTTCGTTAGCCAAGTTTCGCCTCTGCGAGCTTTTTGTCGATTGCTTCGATCACTGCATAGTCCCGTGCCATCTTCGTCGCGTCGACGGCCGGACGGAAGAATGGTCGTGCGGCCATCTTCGACGTTCCGTATTCCACGAAGCGCAGGTAATAGGCTTCCGACGCCCACGTGACCACGTATGTCGCCTGGCTCCCCGGCACCGATTTCTCTGGCAGATACGCAGCGAGCAGCGAGTCACGGCCGAAGCCGATAGGAAACTTCTTCGTGCCCTGATGCCGCTCGATCCAGCCGACAGGCACGCGCCGCTTCGCTTCCTCGAGAAGAACGCTCGCTGCCGCGGCGCCCGCCGTTCGGATCGCCGACTCGCCCAGCGCATCGTCCATGCGCCGAAGCAAGTCCGGGAAACCGTCCGGATTCGATATTTCAAGCAGCTTTGGCATTTCGGGAACGTCCGAAGATAGACGCGCGCATTAGGTTCGATTGCGCAACAGGGTCGTCGAGCAGGACGGGCTCGGGCTCTTCGCGCTTCATCAGGCCGCCAATCCACGGAATAACATCGGATGGGCCCAATGGCTCCGGACGCTTCCTGGTGTCACGATTGACGTTGTATGTCGCGGCAGCGATCACGCCAGCGCGAAGATCTTCCATCTGCGTACCGAACGGCTCGATCTGGTGATAGGCGAGCCATTCAGTAAATTCCGCGCTATCGACTTCCGCCTGACAGCGCGCGACCGACATGCCTAACTCGCGGGCGAGTCGGAACCAGAAGAGCCGCTCGGGGCGGCTTCGGAGTTTTTTTCTGCATCCTCCGTCGCTTTCACGCCAAGTCCATTGAGACGCATTGCGACTCTGGCGAGGCGCGAGACCACGTCCGCGCTGCGTTGCTGCAGCAGAGGAATATCATCTTCCGTAAAAAGCGGCTGATCGTCATCGCCAACGACCGTCGCAACGATGAGGGTGCCCTCGAAGAAGCTCACCGCGCGCGGCGCGTCGCTGTTCGTCTTCTGGAACGCGTCACGCGCGAGGCCGGTCATCACGGTCACCTTCACCTGGCCGCCCCATTCAGGCACTTCGACGACCTCGCTCTTGAGGTCGTTGGTCGCAAAGATCTGGCTGCGATTCAGCATGGCTTAGGTCCCCGCCGGCACGTCGGTGACCGGGCCCGAGATCGTGAGCGCGACGGTCGAAGTGATGACTGCATCCGTGCCGCCCGCGATCGGGAACGACTTGACGAATCCATCGAACGTCGAAGCCGTGCCGTCGGGATATTCGAGCTTGAACGACTCTTTGCTCGATGCCTTCTGCGCGCTTTTCAGTGCGAGCTGGCCGGGGTCGGTCATGTCGACGTTCACATCGATCGAAAACGAGCCGTTGTCGATCAGACCGAGGCGCTTTTCTTTCGCCGTCGAGTCGAGGTCGGTGACGTCGATTTCGCTCGCGCTGCCGTCGAAGCCACTGTACGACTTGACGTTCTTGACCTTCGTCCAGGTCGGTTGAGCAGCGCCGTCCGCAGCGGTGTTCACATAGAACTTGCTGCCTTGGGCGCTCATTGCGGTGCTGGGCATGGATTACTCCTTGTACCAAATGGAAAAGTCTTGCTGACTGCCGTAAAGCTTCGTGTCGTCCTCGTAGACGTCCACTGGAGCGCCGATTGGCACACCGCGAACAGGCTCAGCAGTCAGCGCAGCACGAACCTGTTGATTGATCGATTCCGCCTCGCCGGCAGTCGTCGCCCACACGACGACCTGCACACGGCGGTTCTGCAACGCATCTGCGCCGTCAAAAGTGGTTTCGTCGACACCACCAGCGCCCTGATAAACGATGTACGGGCGCGCCGTGCCCGCAGGCGCGACGCTCGGATAAACACGGCCGCTCGCGAGCGACTTCAAAGCCGCATAGACGATCGCCTTTGCGCTAGCCATCTTGTGCCTGACCTTGCTGCGGACACTGCATGTCGACGTCGAACTCCACGATCACGATGCTCATCGTCGTGAACTGGCGCGGATCAACGGAAATCTTCACGTCGGATACGCCAGCGATATGTCGACCATCAGGAAGAACGAGTCGCTTCCCGTCGCCATCTTCGACAAGGCGCAGGCGAACACTCTCTTTCTTCCCAGCGAACGGCGCGCGCGCGACGATGCTAGCCATTGTTGTTTCCTGTGGTGCACGGCAGATCGACGTACTCGCGCCCTGCCAGATCCGGCAGCGGCGCACCGATGTTGAACACGACGCCGTCGACGACCGCGCGCATGCCGTTGGTGACGTCCGTGCGATAACGGATGCGAATGCTCGCCAACGCTGTGCCGACATCAGCATCTGACGTGAGCGTTTCCTTGCCGGTGAGCATTCGGACGTTGCCCCATACCGTCGCGACTTCCGCCCAGCCCTCGATCGGCTGCCCGAGATCGTCGAATCCGCCGCCGTTGCGCTCGATGCGCACGCGCCGGTTGAGATCGCCCGCGCGCATCAAACGCCGAGCCCCGCGCGATAGGGAAACAGCAGTTGCTTCGAACCCGTCGGTAGTTCCATGACGCTCGACGACGTGCCGACGACGACATCCTCGCGGAACGCGTAAAGCTTGCCCAGAATGAGCAAGATCGCCGCGCGCACGGCGTCGTTCACCACGATCGGATCGTCGCCAGCGGTGTCGGCGAGGACTGCCGCTGCCATATCCTCAGTCGTCGCGTAAATCTTGCGGTCGAGATAGTCGGATGCCGACTGAATCGCTGCGCCGATGTACAACGCGATGAGATCGTCCGCGACGCCGGCATCCTCGCGCAGATGCGCGAGCGCCTGCTCCGTCGTGATGATGGGCGTCGGATCAGCCATTTACTTGGCCGCCTTGCTCTTGTTTTCAGGTTCCGGCGCCTTCTTGTTGCTCGGCACCAACGCCGCCTTCTCTTCCGCCGCGCCCTCGGTTTTCACCAGGCCAGCTTTTTCGAGGTCCGCGATCACTTCCGGCGTCTCGTGCACGTCATCGCCCTTGCGATAGTTCTTGCCATGCATGAAACCGGTCGTCGCCTTCGCTTTCACCTTGCTCATGTCCGTCTCCAAAAAGAAAACCGCCTCCGGAGAGGCGGTTCTCAGTTTTTACGCAGCCGACGCGCGGCCGATTACGACACCAGACCGAAGTCGCCCTTGGTGAATGCTTGCGGACGATAGACCGCCAAGCCGAGACGCTCTTCAGCCCGGATGGTGACCATGTTTTTCGTAAAGTTGTCGGCATCTTCCGTCGACACCATCACGTTGGCGTCTTCACGATCGAACACCTGCGCGCCGAGCTTGAACGCGCCGACGAGGAACGCATCGACGTCCATCGCTTGCGTGTTTACGACCGGACGGCCCCAAAGCGTCGGGCCGGCGATCGATTGCGGATTTGCGAACAAATACGCGCCATCGGTCGTCTTCGTCAGCTCGATGCGGGTCCAGTCCGTCGGGTTCAGAACGATGCCGGTGGCCGGAAGTTCTGCGAGTTCCGACTGCAGAAGCGCGAGGCGCAGCATGTCGATACTGGTCGCGTCAGCAAGCGCGAACGGAGCAGCGTAAGGCGTGGCCTGCGTGTAGATGCCGTTCAAATTGCCGCCAGTGCCGGAGCCCTTGAGCAGTTGCAGCTCTTCGACATAAGCGAGGCCGTAACGCAGGCGGCCGTCGATGTACGAAGCGAGCATCGCCGCATCGTCGAGAATTTGCTTCGACGCCTTGACGAAGTGCGCGATCGTCGCAACCGACGTCTGTTGCAGGTCGAACTTCATCGTGGATTCGGCCTTGGCGGCACCTTCCGTCGCCTGGATTGCAGCGTTGTTCGTGAAGCCGGTTTCACGAACGTATTCGATGGCATTCGACGTCGTACGGCCCGGCGTCAACAGGTCGCGCACGGTCATGCGGCGTTCCGGCGGAGCGATGATGCCCTGCACGCGCTGCGTTTCGACCAGCGCGCCGGCCGAACCGTCCGCGTTCGTGGTGAGGCTGGTGATGGCTTTCAAAGCCATGCGCGCTTTGCCTTCACGAGCGGCCATGACCGCCTTGATGGCGTCATTCTCCACGACCAGTTGGCCAAGCGACTTCGCCTGCTCGCCGCCTTCGCTACCACGACGCGCGAGCTTCTGCTCCGCTTCGTTCAGACGCGCCTGCAGTTCGCCCTGCTTGATCAGCAGTTCGTCGACGGCCTTTTTCGTCTCGGCGCTGACATCGCCGGCGTTTTTTGCTTCCTTCAACGCGAGCTCGCCCGACTTCTTGACTTCGTCGCCAATGCGCTTGAGTTCGGCAGTCACCTGCTCCATGACCTGCTCGGGATTGTCGCCGCCACCCGATCCACCGTTCTTGCGACGGAAGCCCTCCGCCGCCGCGATGGAACCGACGCCCGCGAGCGTCCACACATGGTCGCCGATTGCGCCCAGAATGTCGCCGTGCTGCAGCGCGTGCTGCACGACGATCGATGCGGCGTGAGCATCGACCGCGAAGACCATCGCGAGCAGAACGCTCGCCGCCATGAAAACCTTGCCCAGAATAGTGCGTTGCATGTTGAGTTTCCTCAGAAAGAGAGAGATTTGAGGCTGTCCAGCAGCCGATTGCCTACATCGTTCGCCTCGCTGCCAGACTCACTCTGGAGCAGGTGCTTCAGCCCGCGGTTGGCGATCACCGCAGACTGCGACTTCGAGAAGCCTGCCTCACGCAGGAACCGCTCGAACTCTGAAAGGGATGGCATGCCACCGTGCGCGATGACTGACTTCACCGCCTCGATTCGAGCGTCTGAATTCGCCGGGTTCGTCACGATGCTGATTTCGACCAAGTCGAGTTCGTTCAGCGTGCGCACACCGGTTTTTTCGTTGTAGCTGGCGTTGATCACGTAGTAGCCGATGGAGAGGCCGGTGATCGCCTTGGCCTTCATGCCGCGATACGCGATCTTCGCGTTCGGCGCATCGTCTAGCCATAGATCGCCGTCGCCGAACAGACCGTGATCGTCCTCTTTCAGACCGGACCACGAGCCGATCGGTGTATAGCTGTCGTGTTGCCAGAGAATCGGAAGCGCGCGACCGCTCGATTTCAGTTCGGCGAGGCTCTTATCGAACGCGCCCGGCGCGACGATCTCACCATAGCTGTCGACGTTGCCGAAAACCGAGCCGTATCCGGAGAATTGGCCTTCGTCGTTCACTGCTTTCACGTCGAGATCGAACGCGCGGACCTTATAGCCGCCCTTTCCGTTCTTGCGATTCATTTTTGTTCCTCGATGAGCCAGTTTTTCAGCGCGTCTTGTGCGCTGGCGGCGGCAGACTGCTCGCCGAGCTTGTCGATCGGCAGAAGCGCCGATTGGACCGTCAGAACGGCTGCATTACCGCCCATCGGCGGCAAGTTTTCCTTCACGCGGCACTCGTCGCGCGTCATGAGGCCGTTTTGCGTCATCGTCGAGTAAAAAGATGCGCGCCCGGTACTGTCAGCGCGCAAAAGACCCTCGACTGAAAACTCGGCGTAGTACTGCTTGCGTTCCGTGGTCGTCAAACAGCCCTTTTTCACGGTCTGCTCGATCCGTGTGAGCCACGGACGCAGTGCGAACGACAGGAAACCGAGCACCTGCTGCTCAAGCCCGGTTCCCCAGCTGGTCGATTTCTCGCTGTGGCCCACCATGAACGGCGGCACGCGGAACCAGCGGCAGATCTCTTCGACGTTGAAAGACTTCGTTTCGAGCAGCTGCACGTCACCCGGATTCATGGTGATGGCCTGATACTTCATGCCGGCCTCAAGCACCATCGTCTTTCCGGCCTGCATTGCGCCGCCGAACTGCTCGGTCAGACTCGTGCGAATCTCGTTGCGCTTCTCTTTCGGAAGCACCTGGTCGGTCGACAGCACGCCAGACGGGCGCAGACCATTCCGGAACACGCTGCTGCTCGTCTTGTTGGCCGCCGTGGCGTTGCCGAGCACCTCGCGCGCATACGAAATCACCGACAGTCCCATGAACCCGTCGAGACTGAAGCCGCGAAAGTGCAAAACATCGTCTTCCGATAGCGTCACGGTCGTGCCGTCGAGATCCTGATACTTGTACTGCAGCGCGCCGTTGCTCAGCCGCTTCACTTCCGTGCGCTGCGGCAGCATCGGTTCAAGGCCGATGATCACGTTGGCAGAGCGCAACTTGCGCGCGTAGCCATTGCCCCATAGCAACATGCTTGCGACGATCACTTCCCAGAACTCGACGGCGGTGTTTTCCGCGTTCGGCTGGCTGTGAAGGATGTCGTAGAGCTGGTGCGTCGTCGCGAGCGTGCGAGTGCCGTCCGATGCCTTCTTGTAGAGATTCATCGGCAGCGTCGCGATCGTCTCCGCGATCAATCGCACGCACGCCCATGCCGCCGACAACTGAAGCGCCGAATCGACCGTGACAGTCTCGCCGCTCGACGAATTCATGCCGCCCCATGCGGCCCAGAACGAGCCGTCCGTCAACGAAATGGGCACGCCAAGCCACTTCAGAACGCTCGCCTTGAAGCGTCCTGGCGACTTTTGCTTGTCCTGTTTCATACGATGATGGGGTTCTCGAAGAAATCGTTGATGCCCGCGAGGCTCTCAGGATTGAGTGCCATCAGCGAAATCGCATCGAATGTCGCCATCAAAGGGTCGATTTTTCCCGTCCCCGAGGCCTGTTTTGTGATGTTCACGGCGTTGCCGACCGGCACGATGCGCGCATTTCCGACGCACCACGCCATCAAAGTCTGTCCGCCGTGAATCAGCACGCCTTCAGCGAGCTTCCGCTCTGCGGTTTTGATCGCGCCAGACAGTTTCCAGCCTTGCGAGATGCCGATTACCTTGTCTTGCGGCACTTCGGCCTCGACAAGCGCGTCGAGCACCCCGCCTATGCCGGCCGGATCCGCGCCAACACGATCAAGAAGCCCCGCGCGCTCGATGCTCGCGACAATGTCGGCGACGTCGGTTACGTCGTCGCCAATCTGCGCCACTACCGTCAGGTCGCCTTCCTTCTCGAAGTCGTGCAAACGCGACGCGATCTCTTTGCGCCGCTCGAAGACTGACGGATGCGCCCATGCATGCGTCCACAGCAGCCAACGGCGCGTCTCGCGCTCGCGACCGATGACGGCGAGGCCCAGCAAATCGTCCAGGCCGCCGCCGTCGATGCCGACGTCGATTACTTCGCTACGTTCGATGAGCTGCTCAAGCGAGATGCGCGGCGCGCGCGCGGCGCTTTCCCAGAAATCCGCACCCGCCCAGCGATCGCTGCGCAGCGCGAGGCCGATTTCGACGTTCGCATGCTTCGCGAGGAAGCCGCGAAACGACTCTTCGCTCTCGGTTTTTGCCTTCGCAAACTCGCGTTTCAGGAACGCTTCGTCGACGGAAAACCCAAGATTCGGGTTCACCATCGCGAGGTTTTCCGCCAGCAGGTGCTCTTTGCGCGCCACCATCTCCGGCGGATGCTCGAAGATGACGGGCACGAAGCACTTGTCGAGCACCTTGCCGTCGCGCACGTCGCGCGCGTACTGCAACTTCTGCTTGAACACGCCCGCCGGCGGATCGTCGGACTGCGTCGTCAAGTAAATGACGAACCCTTCCGGGCGCGACGCCAGGCCGCCGATCGCTTCGCGCAGCATGTTCTCGGCGTTCGGCTGCTTGCCGAACAACCACACCTCATCGACCAACGTGCCGACGCTCTTCTTGCCGCCGACCGTGTTCGAATCGGCCGCCACCACCTTCAGCGTCGCGCCGCTCGTGCGGTGCGTGATCGTCTTGATGTGCGTCTGCACCTGGAACAGGTCGTCGAGCTCCGGCTCGTGCTTGACCATGTCGCGGCTCGGCGCGAACGAGTTGTTCGCCACCTCGATTGTCGGCGCCAAGATCGCGTATTCGGCCGACATGCGCCAGTTCAGGATCATCGCCGTCATCATGATCCCGGCTGCCAGCGTCGACTTGCTGTTCTTCTTCGGGATGCACACAAACCACTCGGTGATCAACCGTCGGCCGCTCTCCGCGTCGTATGCACCGAAGATCGATGCGACTAGATCGAAGACCCAAGGCGCGCACGACTCGCCGAACGTCGGGCTGCCCGGCGCGTCGACGATCTTCAGTTCCTTGAACACCGCGAGCGCCTGCTCGGCCTGCTCGGGAAATATCGGCGGCGGAATGATCGACCGCCCCGTCTTGAGCCGCTCGGCCCAATCGGGACATGCCGTCGACCATTCCATCAATCAATTGGCCCAGACGTTTTCGCCGCCGGCTGCCAGATAGCCGCTCTTGATCGTGTCGCGCACGTTCGGCAGGCTCTCGCGGAGCGCCCTCACATGCAACGAATCAGGCATAGGCATGCTCAATGCCGTAATCAGGTTATCGAGCGTATCGATTGCCTCGGCGATTTCGTCCATGGTCATTTCCGGTTGTTGACGATCAGCTTCGGCGCAGCGAGAGATGCGAACTTACTCGCGGCCTTCTCGGCAGCCTGCGTCTTCGCATCCTTCTTGCCGCCCTCGCCGAGCTTCTGGTGCATGAAAGGCATGAGGACCTGCGCGGCCGTCACGCGCAGACGCGGCTCCGTGCGGCCGTCGTTCATCGCGGCCAGCAGAAACGCCTTCGGATCCGAAAAGCGCGTCATCGCGTTCAGGTCGAAGCCCGCCGCGCGCGCCGCGCTCGCCATGGCGTCTGCCGCGCTCACCGCGTCGCCATCCACGCCTTCGTCGGAATCTCCATCGGTCGGCAAAGGCGCTTTCGGTGACCGCGCGGCCTTCGCGCCTCCTTTTTTGCGATGGTCCGACAGGTACGCGGTGACGGCCGGGTCTTTAACAAGACGCGATCCGGCAGCCGATGCAGTTTTAACGCTGTAGCCTGCCTCGACAGCCGCGTCCTTATTGGACTTGCCGGTCAAAACAGCGTCGGCAAACAGCCGTTTTTTCGCTGTTAAAGCCATTAACAAATCCTTAAAAGGGCGATTTTTTCTGTCCGTGCGGGAACGGGCGGTCTAGAGCCGTTTTAGGCTCAGACTATTGGCCCACCCCTCCCTATCTATCGGTATATTTTACAATCTGCTGAAATTTTGAGCAGACCGGCAAAATATCTGCCGATTTCGTTTGTTTCACGCAACGTTTCACGAGATTTGCTGCTCGATCCGTTGCTTTTCGGCGCTGTGGTGCCGCGCGCACAGGCTCTGCCACCTGCTGCTGTCCCAGAAGACCTGCATGTCACCGCGGTGCGGATCGATGTGGTCAACGACCGATGCGTACGGCAGCGCAATGCGCCGCTCGGAGCACGCGAGGATGGTCGCCTCGATGCTCGTCGCCGTGATTCCAGCGTCACGCAAGCAGAAAGCACAAAAGGGATGCGCGGCAAGGAACGTCGCGCGTGCCTTCTGCCACTTGTACCCGTAGCCGCGCTGCGTGCTGCTCGTCTTATCCGTGCGCCATGAACCAGGCTGCATCGTTGCCACTCGTGCGGCTGCCTGTTGCAGGCGCGGCTTGAGCGTTTGCAGTTTCGGTCGATTCATTGCGCTGTAGAATCGTTGCGCCGGATCGGCCCGGCACATTCAAAGGAGAATCGCATGTCAATCGGCGGACCAGCCTTTCCAGTTCCCGACGTACTCAACTCAAATGGGCAGATCCAGCCATCGTCAGAAGCTGGCATGACGCTTCGAGACTACCTCGCTGCGCAGGCGCTGATCGGCTTGCTGAGCAGGCCGGTAGGGACTACCGTGATGCAGAATCCTCAGCAGCGGTTTGCGGAGACCGCCTATGCATATGCTGACGCGATGATTGCTGCGCGCGGCAAGTAAAAGCAAAAAGCCCGCACGGCGCAAACCGAGCGGGCTTTTCTTTGGGCGAGCGAACGCCCCACGCGCGAAATAGTACGATAAGACGGACGGGTTTACAACCCTTTCTTTACGCGATGCTGATCTCAAGCTGCTTGCCCAAAACGGACAAGGCCTCTGCGATCGTATCGATCTTGGTGGCGTGATTCAGCGTCATGATGCGGTTTACATCCTGTGGACGCGTACTAAGTCGGCGTGCGAGCTCCGACGGCGTGACACCCTGAGCGATCATCTCGTTAAGCAATAGGATCTTGGCCGAGACGCTGGCTGGCAGCGCGACCAGTTCCTCACCTTTCTTTGCTTTCGACGGAGACGGCACCGGGCGTTTGTCTTCGAAGTAGAAGTCCATCGCGGTAAGCAGCGCGTCGGCGGCCATTTCGCGCGCCTCATCGAGGGTATCGCCCTGCGTCAGCGCCTCCGGAATATCCCGAAACGAGACGACGAAGCCAGATCCTTCCGGCTCGAACAGTGCGGGGTAACGAAACATAGTGCACTCCATTGCATGAGAAACGGTGCGGAGAAAGCCCCTTCCGGGGCTCCCTCTCATTTCAGGTTGAGTTGCTTCAAAATCTTCTGCCTTAGACCTTCCCCGATTTCGTGGCCGGGATGCCTTGGCAGGGTGGTTTGTTTGCCGTTCAGGTAGACCTTCGTGTGATTCGAGCCTTCCTTGAAGATCGCGCCCTGTTCAGCGAGCCACCTCTTGAACTCACTCTGCTTCACCGCCTCTCCGTGTTGTTGAACATGAACCCATGTTAAACATTTTTGCTTAAATACGCAAGGAGTTTTTAAACGTTTTTGTTTATTTCAAGCGAGGCGAGCGTGTGCTCAGAAGCCCCTTCGCCACCAGTGCAGGACGCATCAATGCCTTCGCCTCAGCGTAGTCTTGATCCTGAGTCGCCGGGCTGCGCGGGTTTTGAAACACGACAGCGCCCGCGACGAAGTTGCGAACGGCGGTCATCACGGCGATGCGATGCGCGAGAGACAGCTTCTGAATGATCGGATCGACGATCTGCCCAGTCGCCGCGCGCAGTTGGTGATCGACCACGTCGTTGAGCTGGTCGTAATCCATCCATTGATTGCTGATCTTGAAGTCACGGCACGTCGCGTCCGCGCGGCCGTATCCGAGCGCCGGCTCATATGCCTGACTCCACTCGTACCACTCGGTCAGCACCGCATCGATCTCATCAGCGGCGATTGCGCTCGTCGTCATGTTCGTCCTCTTTCCGTATTGTTCGCAGCGATGTCCGTGGTTCTTGCCGTTGGCGCAGATGGTTTGCATGGAGCCGATAAATTCGTAGGTTCGTTCGTGTGGGCATCCCTTGCAGGTGCCGCCCTCCTTTGCGATCAGTTGCAGCAACGGATCGCGGAATGTGCGCGGCGCGCGCGGTGTCAATCGGACACCTCATAACCGAAGACCTCTGCAACGCGCAGCCGACATACCGCGACCATCAGCGATTCATCCACGAAGACTCCGTGGAAATCTGCGTTGAGTTGGGCTTCTGCGAGCCATTCGATCTTTCCGTCGTCGCGGAGTCGTGGGTACGTCACATAGCGCTGCCGCACGGCGATCGGTGCGACGATGTTCAGATTTCCGGATGGCTGGTATTCAACCGGGCCTAGGCTCGCTACATCGATTTGGCACCAGTCGGCCCCGCACGCATGCCGCACTTCGGGAAGCAGACCTTCGGCCTTCGCCACCCAATAGTCGAGCTGCGCGCCGGAGAGTTGAGCGACGTTCATCGACCAGCCTCCCATTGGAGATAGACAGAGAACAGGCAGCCCAGCAGTACAGGCCACACGAGTGCGAAGACAACGCCGGCGGCGTCCTGCGAGATGACGGCGCTCATGCCCATGCCCTCATTTCAATGCCGAGAGCCAGCTTGAACGCTTCAGGCAGGTTGACCTCGGCAGGCAGATCATTGTCAAGAGGAAGGCCGCTAACCGGGCGTAACCAGTCATCCGGAATATGCGGATCGGTGATAAAGCCGCTTCGAATCGTGCTGACAGGCTCGCGCGTTCGGCACACCCAGCACGGGCCGTACGTCGGATCCGCCTCAAGGTCACCGAGCACTTCGACGATCTTTCCGATGTGCCCCGGTGCCGTCGGCGCTTTTACGATCATTGCCAAATCACCCGGTTTGCAGTTCATCTACGCCACCTCTCTCACATCCATCTCGTTCATGCCGCTCGCGAGGAACGGCGCCAATGTCTTGGGGTTGTCGTCTACATACGCCCGAATGCGATACACGCCAGGCTCAATCCACGCATCGTCGAGAATCGGTATCCCTGCGCGCCGATCCTCGGGAATCCATGCATCAACCCAGACAAACGGTCGGTCTTTGCTCTGAAGCTTCGGAAGCGCCAGCCGATACACCGTCGTGACGAGCGGCCGCGTCAGCCGGAATGGCTCCATCGCGTACCGCTTCCCGTTGCGACCGCGCGGCGTGCGCCACACCGTTTCCGTCGGAATTCGAATCGAACACAACACCTTCTTCCTCCTTCAAACCCATCTTTCGCGCGCGCACTGGCATCCAGCGGTCATAGGCGCGGTCCCATGCAGCGAATTTCTCTTCTCGCGCCGCCGAGCCTTGGTCGATCCATGTGTGACATGCCCCGCATCCGGGAACGGTCTTCTCGTGCTTCGCTTTGATGCCCATGCCTTTGCCGTCTCGCGACTGGTTCGAATGGCACGGCACGACCGTCGCGCTGCCGATACACACGCCGAAGATGCGCAGATAGCAGGCTTCACCCGCGCACGCCGCCAGATACTTCGAGCCCTCTGCGACCGTCGGCTTCTTCACGCGGCGCTTCATCGCCGAGCGACGCAGCGACGCCGCGCGATCGGCGAGCGGCCAAGCGGTGCGCTTCATTGGAGCCTTGCGTTGGATCGGCGAGCGCTTCATTGGCCCCTCATCAAAGAGAAAACCGCCAGCGCCATCATGGCGGCCGCGCTCCACATGGCAACTCGAGGACTGCTCGCATGCGCGGTATAGATCGTTCCGAGAACCACGAAATAACGAGAGTCCTTCATTGGTCGCAGCCCTTGCCGACGACGTGCGAGTCACCCGGCGCCGTGAACTTCTGCCAGTGGATCCAGCCCTGCTCGGGGCAATGGAATCCCCAATGCCTATAGCGTGGACCGGTGACGAAGATCGTCCAGCACTCGCCGTGCGTCAGCTCAATGCGGTGCGCGAAGGTGCCGAACAGGCGCAGCTTCCACTGGCCGGCGGTGCGCTCGGTGCGCACGTTGATGCCGCCCGGCGCGATCGTGTGCTCGGTGTACGTGCCGCGCAGCAGGATCGACAGATTCGACCAAGGGTGATCGTGCAGCGCGCGGTCGTCGTCGCTGCGCATGAAGCGATGCAGGTAGACGTTGAAGAAGCGATTGCGCGGGATGACCCACCAGCGGAGCAAATACGGGTCGTCGTGGCCGCCGATGACGACATCGGGCGCGCGGCGCGTCATGCGCGAGATGATCCATTCGCGGAGCTTCATGCTGCTGCCCTCCCGATGCAGCACATCGCATGCATTCCGGCAACCAACGCTGCAAGGGCTGGCGGAACAGGCATCGCGACCTCGGGGCTGCGCTTATTCATCTCGGCAGACGAAGGAAACGATTTGCCAGACCAGCGGTACACAACCGGCGGCTGTCCGCCGATGGACGAGCGGCTCTTTCCGACTCGCTCGATGTATCCATGCGCCTCGAGCGCCACAAAGACGTTCTTCAGGATGTCGCGAGAGATCTGAAGGTCTTCGACGACGACGCGCAGCGTCGCGTGCCGGCGGCGTTTCAACGCTTCAAGCACCAGGCGCTGATTCAGCGGCATCGGCTTCGTGATTCGCTTCTTCGGCGCGCGCTTGCTCAGATCCTGCCGCTCATAGTTCTCGTTTCCTCGCATCTCTTTCTCCCCGATAGTCACGCTGCCTCCCTGAACGCATTACCTGCATCGATCCGACGGTGAACCTCCGAGAGTGCCGACAGCACGACAGCCTTGGTTACAACTCGCATTTGTTCGTCGTGGAGCGCAATCACCGCGCGAACGTCGTTCATGGCGTCGCCGTCGAAGCCCCAGCGCCCGCATTTGCGCGCTCGATCGCGAACTCGAACAGCGCCCGCGAGAGCCTTCTTTACCGTCTCGACGAGCTCGGAGCCGTATCCGCGCTCCGCCAGAACCAGCGAGATGTTCAACGCACAGACCACCGTCGACCAATGCTCTTCGGTCCCGCGCCCTTTCAGCATCTCGTCCAGAGCGACGTGATAGGCGATGCCGAGATCCGTCGTCTGCGCCTTGTCCATCGGCGTGCGACGCTCGAGAACGTCGATACCGATCGTGCGGTTGATTGCGCGCGGGCGGTACGCCTTGCGCGGTTTCTTGTTGCCTGCCATCAGATCTCCCTGATCGTGATGTTGTGCACCGCCAGCATTTGCTTACGCTTTTGCACGTAGGTGCGGTTCTTCCGTGTCGCAACGGACTTCACGTCCTCGACGACTTCCTTGCCTGCGTCGACGTCGAAATAGACGAAGTCGGCGACGTACTTCGATGCCCTTTCCCACTTGCCGTCGTCGCGCTTCTTGCGCTCGGTCAGGACGAAGGGAACCTGAAGGCGCAGATCGCGGATGCGGCCGGAGGCTTGTAACTGGATCAGGTGGAACCAGCGCGAGCGCTCCTTTTCGCTGTCGAATTTGATGCCGCCGTGCTCGCACTTCGTGTTGCGGTACTTCGGCGGCTTCTTGGACGCCTGCATGGGCGCGGCTGCAAACGGGTCGAGGGGGTCGTCCAACGCGCTCGACTGCGGCGGGTTTCCGTTCAGCTTGTAGATGGCACGCTGCGCGGCGGTCATCGTCGGGCGGATGTTTTCGTCGCGTACGCGCGCAGTGCCGACGTTCTTCGTTCCTTCCGCGACGTGCATCGGCCAGGGTGCGGAGCGCTTCGTCATCAGAAGTCCCCCATGCGCAGGCCATACACGTTCGGCGCGGCGTGGTCGTTTCGCTCGACCATCAGAAGCCCGGCCGCCTCAAGCTCGCGCACTGCTTTCCAAACGGTCATCAGCGAAACGCACATCTCGGCTGCTAGCTCCGGCGCGGTGATGGCGCATACGCCGTTGGTGCTCTCGGACCGGCGAGCCAGGGCCAGCAGCAAAAGCTTCTGGGATGGCTTGACCTTCTTCGCCCATACGAGATCGGTGAATGTCTTCACGCGTGCTCCTGCTTTTCGATTGCGGCCCGCACGCGCGCAGCGATCGCCGGTACCGGCTCTTCGTCGTCGAATGCGATGCCCATTTCCTTCGCCTTGGCCTTGATGCCGCTGGCGGACTTGTCCCAGTCTTCGGCGTGCACGCGCGTACCGTCCGGATTGCGCTTGATCGCCATGCGGCCGCGCACGTCGCCGTAGCCTTTCGGGCTGATGAGATAGTCGAAACCTGCATGCGGCGGCAGTTCGACCTTGTCGCGCACGGCCGGGAAATAGCGCTTCCACGCCTGCGGATCGGCCGCGAGCTTGCAGAGGAACGCGCGGATTGCGCCGGCACGCGCCTCAACGAATCCCGCCTCGTCTACGGTGCCAACTCGCTCCCCGAGCGCCTCGTTGAAGGCTCGGATCACGGCAAGTTCGTCGTCGCTGTACGCGCTCTGGATCTCGTCCATCCATCCGCCAGCGTTCAGCCATGAAGCGGCGTACGGGATGAACTGCGGGTTTGCCCACTGCTCCGAAGTCATGGCCTGCGTCAGACCGGCCATCAGGGCCGTCATCAGCTGCTCGTCCGGATTGAGCTTGGCGAAGGCTTTCTCAGCCTTGGCCTTCGATTTCTTACGCGGGTATGCCGTCCAGAAAATTTCAAAGCGTTCGCGAAGCGAGCGCGAAAGGTGTTCTTTTGGAGATGTCTTTTGGGTATGTGTTTTGGGTTTGTCTTTTGTGGTTCCGGATTCCAGAACCTTAGAGTTCTGACTTTCAGAACCTTCCGTTACGGATTCCATAACCGTATGGTTCTGGATTTCAGAACCCCAAGACGACAAAACGACGCGCACCTCAGACGACCACTTCGAATACACCTTGTTCAGGGACAACACGCGAGCGTGTCGCCCTTCGTCCGCCAGCAGCACGCGCATCTCGATCAGCTGCGAGACGGCGAGCGATGCTTGCGGCTTCTTCATGCCCGTGCGCGCCATGATCTGGCTGAGCGCGAGCTGGTCGGATTGCTTGTTGAAGCCGTACGTCATGCGCCAGACGGTCAGGATGACCTTGTACTGGTTCTGGCTGAACGGCGCGAGCGTGATCGCCTCGAGCAGTTCGTTGGCGATGCGCGTGTAGCCTTGCTCGAGTTGCGGCGAGCGGTACTCCGGCATGTGGATGACGTCGGCGAGTGCCATGGCGGTCTCAGTGAAGATCCGCGCCGCGCATCTTCTGCGCGATTTCGGTGAGGCCCTTGGCGGTCACGAGAACCTGCGTGGTGACCTTCTCGGAGCCGTCGTTGCGGTGCACGGTCGTGATCTTGTGCTCGAGCACACCGCGCTGCAGCTTGTCCTGATAGGCGGTCCACGTCGCGCCGCCGGGACGGCGATAGATCCAGCCGTTCGACTGCATCCACTCGAACACGCGCTTCGGCTGCTCCTGCAGGTTCTTCGCGGCATCCGTGATGCACATTGCACCGCCGGCAACGGCCAGGCGATTGAGCGCTTCGACCTTCGGCGCGGCTGCGGCAACTTCTTGCTTCAGACGATCGCGGTCCTCGGCCAGATCCGCGGCGAGGCGGAGCGCTTCCGACATGCTCTGCGGAATGGCGAACGCGGGCGCCGTGGCTTGCTGCTCAAGTTGTTGCCAACGATCGACGAGGCGCGCGGTGAATTCCGGCGAGAGCTGCGCGACGATCACGTAGCTGTCGCGCTTGCAGATGCGGTATTCGCTGACGACGCGCGGCCGACCTATCGAATCGGGAATTTGTACATCCGCCAATGGCGGTTGGACGATAACGCCGCGCGCGGCGAGACGTTCGATCGAACGCTTCACATCGTCGTGACGCGATTCGACCAATTCAGCAATTTCGCGGCTCGACATCGTCGGCGCGCCGGGCATCGTCAGATCGTTCATTGGTGACCTCAAAGGTCGTTGTCGTGACCGCACGGCAGCGAACCGTCCGCGCGTTGCTTGGCGCCGCAACCGATGCAGGTCTTCGCCTCTTCGGCTTCAACCTTCTCTTGGTGCTCGGCAGTGAGCGGGCCGTCAAAGAAACGACCCGTGGTGATCATGTCGGGGAAGGCGGCGAAAACGTGACCGGCGGACACCATCACGACACCTTCCGCAGTTCAGCGACTTGAACGCCGCTCTTCGAGATTTCCGCCTCGACAGCGCGCATGACCTGCTGCTTTTCGCGAATGTCGTGCGCGAGGCTGCTGTGCAGGCGCGGCAGTTCGCCCGGGTCGATGCCGTCGAGCAAATCGGCCGCATCGGATTCGGTCCGATGATTCGTGCGAACGATGACTTGCATGACGTGTTGAACGTTCAGATCCGCGCTGGACTTCTGGTGACGCGCTCGCGCCACGCAGTCGATCTGGCTCAGGATCTCGTTGAGCACGTCCACGCGCCTCTCCATCGGAAACGCCGCAAGGATCGAGTTCTCGAAGTTCGCCGGCATCAGGTTGTTGTCCTTCGACTCGTCGTCGAGCCAACGCCATATGCGATCTGCGTTCTTCTTCGCCGTCGTGAATGCGTCGCCACTGCTTTCGAACGTGATGCCGGTGACCGCTGCACCGCCGATTCGTTCGTGTGCATCGACGATCGCCATCGCCGCTGCCTCGCGGCTCCAGCCCTGCTCCTTGCGCCACGCGGCCACGTGGTCTCGGATGACTGCGATTCGGGTCTTGTGCGATTCGCTTCGCATGATTTTTCCTTTTTGGGTCCGTACCATGCTTTCAACAAAAGACGGACCAAAACAAAAAACGGGGTAAAACTAAAATGAAAAACGAGTGCAGCCTGGGAGACCACGGTGAGCTTAGTAGTCCTCAATCAGATCGAGTGAGCCGCATACTCAAACCGACAGAAGAAGGACACTCGCCGATTACTTCGCTGCTTTGGCTGGTCCTGCTGACTCCGCTTTCAGTTCGCGGATCTGCAGGACCGCTTTCTTTCGAACCTCATCGATATACGCCTCGGGGAAGTTCTTTGCGATCAACTCAAGGAGCATCGCTCGCACTTCCTTTTGCTCGGCAGCCGTAAGCGGAACCTCGGTCATGCAGCCTCCGCGTTGTGCTCGGTCGCCAATTCAGCGTGGAGCTTTACAAGGCTGTCTTTAGTGGTCGCTCGAACGTCCTTGCGACGGCCCGTCTCGATGTGGCTGATCGCGCCCTGCGACAAACCGCAACGCTCCGCAATTTCCTCCTGAGAAAGCCCTCGCTTTCGGATCGAAACGACGAGCTGTCGCGCGTCCATTTGTCTGCCCCATTTCAAGTAATAACAACGACAGATTAATACATATGTATTTGGATGTCAATACCAATGTAGTCGATGATTCGGGTACGCTCCAATACATGAGTAATATTGGTATTGGGAAGCGCCTGATTGAGGCCCGCGAAAAGCGCGGGTGGTCCCAGGACGAGCTCGCGGATAAGGCGGGCGTCAGCCAAGGCACGATCGGCCATCTTGAAAGCGGCAGGAACAAGAGTTCGACCAAGCTTCCACAGATCGCGGCCGCGCTAGGCGTAACCGTCGAATGGCTTACGGGGTCCGCCAAAGAGAGCGGGAAATCGGCCGCTAATCAGTCATTCGGCGCGCCCGGTCTGGCAGATAGAATTAAGTCAGTGCTGGAAACCGCCGGCGGGAACATTTCAGCCGTCGCGGCAGCGGCAGGCACGACTGAGGAAGTCGTAGCAGGTTGGTTGGCTGGAAAAACCGCGACGATAGGCGTCGACGAGGCCGTTGCCCTTCAGGAAAAGTACAGCATCAACTCAGTATGGTTGATGCTCGGCAAGGGGCAACGGACGACGGCTGTTCGTTATAACGATGAATGGAACCCTATTCCAGTAACTGGATGGCGGGGAATACCGGTAGTGGGCATGGCGCAATTGGGAGACGGTGGCTTTTGGGCTGACGTCGAATACCCCGTCGGACATGGTGACGGGTTCGTAGACGTGCCGACTAAGGACAAAGACGCATACGCCCTTCGGTGCAAGGGCGACTCGATGCGTCCTCGAATCAAGGATGGCGAGTTCGTCGTTATCGAGCCGAATCACGAGATCGAGCCCGGTGATGAGGTGTTGGTCAAGTCGAAAGACGGGCGCGTGATGGTGAAGGAGTTCCTTTACAAACGCGCCGGCCGCTGTCACTTGGCATCGGTCAACGAGACGCATGGAAGCCTTGCGTTCGCGGACGATGAGATCGAAAAAATGCACTACGTTGGTTGGATCGCAAAGCCGTCCGCGTGGCGCCCAGATTGAGACAACAAGATGAAGCTTCTCGTTGTAGTCGCACTCGGTGCGACACTTGGAGCCTGCGCAACCGCAGATGATCTTCGCACCAAGCAACCAGCATTCACCGGCGAGACTTCGCGACCGGCGCCCGAATATGCAGGATGCGTGCAGATGGGCTGGCAGGACGCGGGATCCGATGCTGTCACGTACGCGCCGACGGCAAAGGGGGTTACTCTGACAGTCCGCGGGATTGCGGGGTATGAACTGCTGCTCGACAACCAGTCCGGCTCGGTAACCATGTTCACCCGCCTGCCGTACGGCAATGGCAAGTTCGTTGAGGCAGCGCGGAGCTGTCTGTGATGTTTCGGTCTGCCCCGGCGCCGTGCGAAATGCCACACAGCGAAGTCAAGTAAAGTGAATCACAATAACTTTTAAGTTAAGATCTTGCGCATAGCTGCCGTTATCAGTGATGTCTGGAGCATCTACGAGCTGCTCAACGACCGGGGAGACGCGGTGCTCTCTGGAGTCCGGGAGGACGAGATGTCGGCCTGCCTCGCGTTCCTCGCGAAAGTCTCCGTTCATGGCCCGGCATCTTTACCGGATAACAGGAGTCACCATGTTTCTACTGACGAACCGAAGATCTGGCAGTTCGATGTCACGGCGAAGTTGCGCCTACTCTGGTTCTACGACGCAGGCAAATTAGTCGTCGTATCACATTGCTTCTACAAGCAGGGCGGGAAGAAAAATACAACACCGCGAGAGCTTGTCGAAGCCGCGCAAAGCGTCTTTAGGCAGTATTTCGCCGACAAGGCAAACGGCAATTTACAGATCGAGGATGGAGCAGAAGATGAAGATCAGTAACCGTTACCAAAAGGCTTTTGAACAGGCAAAGGAAACGCCGGCGTACTGGGCCGAAGGCGCGATGCTGGACATCGCGCGTCAGATTGTTGCTGTGATGCGAGACAAAGGCGTAAGTCAAGCGAAATTGGCGGAGATCATGGGAAAACATGCTCCGTTCATCAGTCGCGTTCTGAGCGGAGAGCATAACGTCACGATTCAGACGATCGCGGAAGCCGTACATGCGTTGGACGCGCATTTGGACGTACGCATCGTACCGAACAAAGCGATCTCGCTCCCAGTTACCGAATTCACGGCCACTGTCGACGATGCTGCGATGATTCCGAGTCACGGTGTTGGTTTCCGAAGCCTCAAATTGGTAAAGCTTCACGCGATGAATCAGACTGCGCAGGAGCAGAACTTCTTGAAGAAGGTTGCATGAACGACAAGCTCGCGTTCGTCCTTGACCACTTGATGGTTCAATCGGCCTTCCCGTCCAAGATTCTTTTCGAGGTAGCCGATTGGTACGATCATCGCCAGGCGTTCGACACTTTCACACGACTGACGTGGAGAAACGCGGACGCCATGATTGGAGAGATCGAAGTCGAGGCCGCTGAAGGGCCGCAGAAGATCCACATTTTCCGATTTAAGATTTCGACAAGGACTAGGCTCGTCCGGATGGGGCCCGAAGGGCTGCTGGGTGACGATAAAGAACCGGCGCCCGAGGACGTGGTATTTGATGCGAACATCGACTTCATGGTCGAATACCTCGTACACGGCTGCCTCCCGACGGATCTCGATGAAGACGCTGTCTCGGAATACTCGTTGCGAAACGTCCCATACCATCTCTGGCCCTTTTACCGCGAACTGATTCAGAGTCTAGCGGTTCGTGCGCGCATCCCTCCGCCCAATGTCCCTTCGTTCCGCGTTCCAAAATCTCACCAGAAACCGGCAGACTGACTACCGCGCCCTGCCGGGGGGCCCCACCAATGAACCCGCTTCGGCGGGTTTTTTGTTGGGTAAACGTTTAAGAACGGGCGTCTCCTTGCCGATAGTAGGGTTATGGAACCCAGAGACCTATTCCCCGTCGGTGCTTACGAGCTGCGTCTGACAGACATCGATCTTGCGCACCTCCGCGCCGTCGTGCCCTGCGAAGTGAAGAATCCGAGGCGCGTGCTCCCACTCGCCTACTGGCGATGGCGCGTGAGTCAGCTGCTTGCTTCCAAGCACCTCATGCCCGCGCAGCTGACGATCGCCCATGCCCTTCTGGACCAGATCGACGCTGGCGTCGAAAGCGCGCCACTGGCCAAGGCAAGCTAATTTCGGTCCTCTTCGAGCAACCCGCTTCGGCGGGTTTTTTGTTGTCTGCGCGCTACCAATTCCCGCGGCGCGCCCCGTCCGATCACAAAAATCCCTACGGCAAATACATTCGTATTTACTTTCTCCAAATACCTTTGTATTATTTGTCCTATGCACTCACCGACGCACTGAGAGGATGGAATGGTAGGAAAGATTGGACTGATTTCCGCCGCGCTCGCATGGGCACTCCTTGCGACGGCGGGTGGTATTTGGCTAATGACCATCTGAACGGGAAACGAAGATGCAACGCGTACTGAATGACAACGCCCTGCTCCGCGATGTCGAGCGGCTGGAGGATGCCAATACTCTGATTAAAGCCGTCGGAGTTGGAAGCCTCTACTCCATCGGCATCGCATGCGTGTGGTTCCTCTGTGTAGCGGCTCCCGCCGGAGCGCTTTGGAAATGACTCTGCTGAAGATCTGGGCGGTCGTTCTGATCGTCGCGGCAGCCTTCCTCGCCCTCGATTCCGAATCGTCGCACCGCAAGGCCGAAATGGAACGCTGCGCACATACGCGCTGCATCTGATAACTGGTCCCGGAAAACCTCACCATGAACGCGACTCAGATAGTAGTCCTTCTGTTCTTCGTGACGATGGTTGCCGCAATCGCGCTCGTGCGCGGCGCAGATCTGCGCGCCAAGCGTCACTTCGAAGAGATCGAGCAACGCAAGAAGCGCATCCGCTGGCCGGCGGCGCACTGAATTCCAACCAACCGCGCGCCGGCGCGTAATCCGGCCGTCTGACTTGATGGCGTCGCGCCGCCTGGCCGTGATGGGCAACCCGAAAGGGCGACAGGCTAGCAGCGTCATCAATTCAGATCGTGAGGTATTCCGTGAGGTCAATGACGAAAGCTTCTTTGACGCGGTAGCGAATCGTCTTGCTTCCGTCATCGAAGTCACGCATCCGCTCTTTGACGAGGGCGTGCAATTTCGAAATGTGTCGCTCCAGATCTTCGGCGGAGAGCGAAGAAAGCTGCTCCAAGAACTGATCTGAGAAGTAAATCGAGACAGTTCTTGACGTTTGGGTGAGGTCGTCAGGCTGGTTTGCCAGCGGCCAATCGAGAAAAAAGTTGCGAGGCGCATCTGGCGCGCGATGAAACTCAACACCTGCGGGGAACAGCGGGCGAACGCCCTCTGCAAGCAACTCTAGAGATTTGAGCTTTCGCGGATCGATGGACACAGTTCTCTCCAGTTACAGACGGGAATCCTAGTATGAGCGAAAACAGCAAAATCGAGTGGACGGACCACACATTCAATCCGTGGGAAGGCTGCCAGAAGGTCGGACCGGGCTGCGATCACTGCTACGCCGAGACGCGCAACGCGCGCTTCGCTGGCGGCACGGCGATCAACTGGGGCCCAGGCGCGCCGCGGCGCCGCACGTCGGGCGCGAACTGGCGCAAGCCTCTGCATTGGAACGCGGTACACGCTGACTTCCTGTACAAGCACGGCCGCCGCCAGCGTGTGTTCTGCGCGTCGCTCGCCGATGTATTCGATAACGCCGTCGATCTTCTGTGGCGCCGCGACCTGTTCCGTCTGATCGCCGAAACGCCGAATCTCGACTGGCTGCTGCTGACGAAGCGCATCGGCAATGTGCCGACGATGCTCCGCCATATCGGTGTCGACCATCTGCCGCGCAATGTGTGGCTCGGTGCGACGATCGTTAATCAGGAAGAGGCGGACCGCGACATCCCGAAGCTGGTGTCGATCGACGCGCGCGTGCGCTTCCTGTCGATGGAACCGTTGCTTGGCCCGGTACAGCTTGACCAGTTCCATCCGAGCCGCGAGCCGGCGCTGCCGCCGCTGCTTTACGGAATCGATTGGGTCATCGTCGGCGGTGAAAGCGGACGCGATGCGCGCCCCATGCATCCTGTTTGGGCCCGCTCGCTGCGCGACCAGTGCGCCGCCGCCGGGTTGCCCTTCCTGTTCAAGCAATGGGGCGAGTGGCGCCACATGACCGTCGACGAACAGCGTGCGAATCCCAGTGCCGTAGCGCGGGGTAATACGAGCGCCTGGCCTGACGGCACTCTCGGTTATGGCGACTTCCGCAGCAATGGCGGTTACGGGAAGCCCCTGTTCCTCATGGGCAAGAAAGCCGCCGGCCGCGAGCTGGACGGCGCGACGCACGACGGCTTTCCCGCGTGACCCGCCTCCTCCCCACCTTCCGCGCCCTGCTCGAAGCACTCGAAGCGCTCGGCTTGGCGAAGAAACCCACGGCACAGCAAGTTCACCGCGCGTGCGAGAGCTTCTTGGAGATGGTCGCGGACGTCGAGCAGCAGCGTGTTGAGATCCGAATTGGAAACGCAGTATTGGGAGGTCGCCATGCAGCGACGCTTTTGGACAGATGAAGAGATCGCGCGGCTGAAGCGCGAATATGCCCACCGGCAAACCGGCGAGCTTGCCCGCGAGTTTGGATGCTCGATTGCACGAGTCTATGCGAAGGCCGGAGAGCTTGGCCTGCACAAGTCCGAGTCGTTCATGGAGTCTGACCGCAGCGGGCGCGTGCAGCGCGGCAAGCAGGACGCGCGAATGATCGCGACGCGCTTCCAGAAGGGGCAGACGTCGTGGAACAAGGGCGTCAAGGGCATCTGCGGCACGCATGAGAACTGCCGCCGCACGCAGTTCAAGAAGGGTTCGATGAGCGGAGCGGCGCAGCACAACTATGTGCCGATCGGCTCGGAGCGCATCAGCAAGGATGGCTATCTTGAGCGGAAAGTGAACGACGATCATCCGGTGCCGGCGCGCCGCTGGGTCGGAGTGCATCGGCTCGTTTGGGAAGCTGAGCACGGCCCGATTCCGCCAGGTCACGTCGTCTGCTTTCTGCCAGGCCGGCGAACCGCCGACCCTGAGCGCATCACGCTCGACGCCCTCGAACTCGTAAGCCGCGCCGAACTCGCGCACCGCAACCACCCGCGCAACAGAGATCCCGAGCTCGCGAAGCTTGTGCAGCTCAAGGGCGCCATCACCCGCCAAGTCAATCGCATCGCCCGCGAGGCGAAGGAGAAACAGTCGTGAGCAACAACATCAGCACCGTTCGTCAGCATCTGCTCGACACCCTCGCGGATCTGCGCAACCGCGAGAATCCGATGGAAGTCGAGCGCGCCCGCGCTGTCGCCGACGTGGCGCGTGTCCTGGTCGACAGCGCCAAGGTCGAAGTCGACTTCATTCGAGCGACTGACGCGACAGGCTCGGGCTTCTTGCAGCAGCCTGAGCACCGCGCGGCACCGGCACCGGAGTTGCCGACGCCTGTTGCCAGCAAAAGCGACATCGAGCGCACGCCGACCGGCCTCGTTCACCGAATCAAGGGCTGAAAGATGACAGAAGAACGACGCGCGGTTATCCGCGACGCAATCAGCAACATCACGCAGAGCGCCGAGTCGCTGCGCGCGTGCCATACGTCCTTCGACAGCCGCGACGACTGGGGCGACGATCACGAAGCGAAGGCCGATTACGACGCTGAGGTCGCGCTTGTTGCACGGTTGAACGCCCTTCTCTCCGCGAGCATCGCCGACACGGCGGGGGCGAAGCAAGAGCCTGTGGCGCGCGTTGTGTACGGCGTCGATGTGGACGGCGACGCATATGCCCGCGCTGAATGGCTCACGAACGCTCTTGAGAACGGGACGCTGCTCTATCTCGCCGCCACTCCCGCGAGTTCGGTAGCCGATGCGGCGGGGGCGAGTGAGCGAATCAAAGCGCTGTTCATCGAGAACCCGGCCGATGAGATGGGTCCGAGCGACGAGCCGGAATCTCAGTATCGGCTCGGATACAACACGGCGCTTGAGGACGCTATCGACGCCATCGCAAAGGAGGCGAAGCATGGATAAGAAAGCAGAGTATCAAGCGTACTGCGATTGGGCCTTCAAGAAGGAAGGCGAAGCCATCGGCCGCATGGACGGAAACGACGCCGGATGGGCGCGAGTGAGGGGCAGGCGGAGCCGGTGGCGTGGCAGTGGCAAGACGAAGTTACGCAGCGATGGCATACGCAAGAGCACAAGCCGAATTACGCCGATGGAACCGCGATTCGCCCGCTCTACACCCACCCATCCGCCGAGATCGCCGCGCTGCGCGAGCGGATCGCGGGGATGGAGAAGGATGCGGGACGCGGATCAGTCGCAGCTTTGCAAAGCGCCAGGCACGCGGTTTATACCGCCAGCACGCTCGACGAAGCGTTCACCTCCGTTCAGAAGTTGATCGACGCCGCCATTGCCAAGGAGAAGCAGGGATGAATACCGCAATCGAAAAACTAGGCACAGCAATTGAGGCGGCGTTGGAAGAGGCGCCGGTCGGCGATGTGCTGTCCATCCTGACTGGCGCGTTCGTCGGCCTCACCATCGAGTTGGTGCGCCGTCAGGGGCATGACGTAGAAAAGGAAATCAAAGTCGATGGTGGGGACCAACGCGACATCACCATCCACGCGCCGAAGGATCCGAAATGACCGAGCAAACCATCGCGCTCGCATCCGACACCGCCCGCCTCGACTTCATGCTCCGCACTGGCGCCGTCGTGCAGTGGTACGGCGAGACGTGCCAGCTTCACGGCAGCGCAGGCGTCATTTCTGGCGCGGGCGAGTTCTACGAATCGGCGCGCGAGGCTATCGACGCGGCCATGGCGCTGGAGCAGCGATGCGCAAGCTGACCGCGTTCGAGTGGGCCTGCCTTGCCGTTCCGGTCATCGCGGGAATCGCATACCTGATCGCGGAGTGGATCTGATGTGCGCCCGCTGCGGAAGCTTGAATCAGGAATGCGCCAGTTGCATCAGGTCGGGCAGCTTCCAATTCGGCGCTTCCTGAGCGAGCTTGTGAATGAAAGTGCGCCAGTACACATCGCCGTGCGCTTTGCTGTCCGCGTCGTAGTGGCCGTATTGAATGACAACGTCCGCCACCGCAAGGGCGTCGGCGGACTCGAGAAGGGTTTGGGCTTTGATCTTGTTCATGCCCGCGTTATCGGCAGCAACAGACAGAACTTTAGGCAGTGAAATGCAGCAGCAAATCGAAGAATTCATGCGCGTGACGCGCGCGTATCTGGAGAGCCAGCATGGCGATCGTGACGAATGACCAGCTCGTCGAACTGACGGGCGGCCTGCGCCAAGGCGCGGCACAGAAGCGCTGGATCAAGAAGGCGCTCGGCATCGACGCGCCGCGTAAAGCGGACGGGCACCCGCTCCTGACGTGGGAGCAGGTGAATCGCGGCCCGAGCGAGACGCAAAAGAAATCCGTAATCAAGTGGAAGAACGCAGCATGAGAAAACCAGTGCGCGATGGCCTCCTGCCTCGCATGGAAGCGCGGCCCACGAAGAAGGGGTTCACGTACAGGTATCACCCGGTCGGCGCAAAGCCGGTCAACCTCGGCCCCGACCGGATCGAAGCGATTCGGAAAGTGCTGGAGATCACCGGCGGTGGCGACGACATCGGGACGATCGCTCGCCTGTGGGAGCAGTTTAAGGAGACGCCGGGCTGGAAGCGGTATTCGCAGTACACCCGGACGGACTACGAGCAGTGCTCGCTGAAGCTGCTGGAGATCTTCGGCGATGCGCGCGCCGACCTGATCGATGCGACGGATGTCGCGAAATACCTCCGGAAGGAGCGTGCCGACGCGCCGGTGCGCGCCAATCGAGAAATGGCGCTGCTTTCGAACCTGATCGGGCTCGCGATCGAGCGCGGCGAGGCGAAACACAATCCCTGCCGCGAGGTGAAGCGCAACGAAGAGCAACCGCGCACCGAAGCGCCGGAACCGGAAGAGTTTGCCGCGTTCGCCACTTGGCTGGCGGAACAGGGCGGCCAGCGCGCGCTTGTCGGGATGGCCGCGGAATACGCTGCCGGCGCGGGCAATCGGAAGGTCGAGTTTCTCGACCTGTCGTGGCCGCAGGTCGACGAGGTTGCCGGGCATATTCGGATTAAGCGCGCTAAGCAGCGCGGCAAAAAGCGCGGCGAAGTGATCGAGCAAATTGAAATCACTCCGCATATATCCGAGTTAATCGCCCGATTGAAAGTCGTGCGCGCTCGTCAAAAGAATCCGGATTGCCTTTACGTATTTCCGAATCGCTTCGGGACGTCATATACGCAAGAGGGATTTAAGGCGACGTGGGGAAAGTTGATGCTCGAGGCGATTAAAAAGAAAGTGATTCAGCACAGGTTCACTTTTCACGATCTCCGCGCCTATTACGTGACCCAGCATAAAGCTGAACGCGGCGCCCTTCCCGACCTCCACGCGAACCCGGCAACGACCGCGCGAGTGTATGACCGCAGTAAGGTTGTGAAGCGAAAAGCACTCTGA